TTGCTTTCTTTGCGGATATCGTTCAGATCGTTGAAGAAACGAAGTCCACGACTGATAAAGCTATCAAATTCATTTCGGATGATTCCGTCTGCTTTGAGGACTTTCTCCTCATCTGCGTAGATCAGACCACCCATGCTTGCTAAAAAGTCATTTCCCTTTTGCAATAGGCTTGTGATATTCTTGTAAGCTGAGATCTGCTTCTGTACATTGTTCAGTTGACCCTGCGATTCTTCAATCGCTCGTGTCAATTCATCGTACTGAGAAGATTTCTTATCGACCTCTTCACGCTGGGCCAGTGTGTCAGCAAGTTGCTTTTCGATGAATTCGGAGCGTTCCTCCATTGCCTTAACGGTTTTGGATAGTTCCTTATTCTTTTCTAGCAATTGCTTGTTAAGGTCCTGTGTGGCCTTGTAATCGTCTGGGATAACTTCCTTGATGGTTTCCTTGACTTCAATCTTGGAAGACTTGATTCTCTCGTTTTCAGCCTGTAGACGCTTATTTGCAAGTTTACTGAGGTTGAGTTTCTTCTTGACTTCCTTCAGTTCTCGCACCGTCGGATTGTCGCCATCTTCGATGCGTTGAATCTGCTCCTTCCTCTCTTCTTCTGGAAGAGTTGCAATCAGATGAAGTGCTGTTGTTCCTAAATTTCGTAACGTTTCGAAATTTGGAAGTTCTTTTGCTATCTTCATTGATTTACTAGCAAAATCTTTGTCAATTCCAAGGTTAGTGTACCAATCCATGAATTCCCCATGTACCAGATTGTGCTCTTTCACATGGTTCAAGCGTCTGCCGATTTCCCAAATCGACTGACCAGCTATTTGCTTGTGATGACTGATTTCTAGCTCAATTTGAGCTAGGTTATTTGATAAAGTGATTTCGTTCATTTCCTACTCTCCTAAATCAACCCAAGTCTCGTCGATACCCAAGACATCACAGACTCGGTTTTTTAGTCTGTCACTGCCCTTCCCATATTTCAGCAATTCTGAAATGGTTGGCTTCTTCACTCCGCAAGCACGAGCAAGATGCGTTTGTGTCATTCCTTCTGAACTCAATTTTTCTTTAACCAATTGAATCCATTTTTGATGTTGTTGGCTCATCTTATGACCTCCTTTTTAAATTTATTTAAAAAGTTAGCTAATTTCTTGACATTATTTAAAACTAGTCTTAAAATAAAGACATAGAGAAAAGACCTACTAAAAGTAAGTTTTACCTAGAAGAAACGGACGCCAATCAGTTTTTTAGGTTTTATTTTTTTTAGTTGTGTCATTCGCTAACTCTTTAGCTTACGAATACTATTTTAATACTAGTTTTAAAAATTGTCAATAGTTTTTAATATTAATTTTAAAATATTTTTTCGTAATGCTTAGAAAGGTTATTAAATCAATGACTACAGCATTTGAGAGAATAAAAGAACTAGCAGATAAGCAACGTATTTCTTTAAATGATCTTGAAGATAAACTTGGTATAAGTAGAAATTCCTTGTATGGAATTAAAAAAGCTAATCCAAAATCAGATAGATTACAACAAATAGCTGACTATTTCAACGTGTCCACCGACTACCTCTTGGGACGCACAGAAAATCCTAACATTGCGAAAGATGGTGATGCTTCTGCACCATTAGACCTCAGAGATATTGCTGCACAATCAATGTTATTCGATGGTAAACCACTTACAGAGGAAGATATTGATTTTATTACAGCAGTTTTGGAGGCACATTTAAAAAATAAATAGAGGTGCATTTATGACTGTAAAAGAGCTTTGCGCCCAGGAGGGTGTGAACCTATGCTACTTTGACGGAAGCGACTGGCATAGTCCTGGTTTCTTTAATCCTACTTTGAACATTTTAGCGTTAGATATTAATTTGTCAGTTGAAGATCAAAAGCAAGTTGCTTTGCATGAATTGGGTCACAAAGAGCATACTCCTGCTCAATATGAACTAAATAGAGAATACTGTGAACTGCAAGCTGATAGAAGTATGATTCATCATTTGCTGGAAGAAGAACTACAATTAATGGAAGATGTCAGAGATTTCAATTACATAAAATTTATGGAAAAGTACAAATTAAAGACCATTGCTGATGAAACAATGGTTAAAGACGAATATAATTCACTAATTAGTTAAAAAGGAAAAAAACGATGGCTATGTTTGGGAAGAAACACGACGAATCAGAAGAAGTTCAACTTTTTGAATCTACTGAAAATGAAAAGACATTTTTCTTTGCGAATCAAAAAACTCTAGTAAGAATTGATGATCATTTCATTCGTATCGCTAGACAAAATACAATCAGCAATGCTTTATTGCAAGGATTGGATGGGGAGAAATCTATACTACTATCAAAGATTACTGCTTACCAATTAAAAGAACCAGGTAAAACAGTAGGCTATCTTCAGTTGATTTTCCCTGGGAGTATTGAGCCTAAAGGCGGAGTATTTGATGCTGTGAAAGATGAAAATACAATCACATTCAACAAAGAAGACAAGGCCAAAATATTAGAAATCAAGAATGCTATTGAGAAAGCATTGATAAATAATTGATACAAACAAAAAAAGCCCTGCACTCAACATTTGGGGCGTAGAGTACAGGGATCTGTTAAGGCGTAAAAATAGGCTTGAAAAAGCCCTTTTCACTATGCCTATTGTACCAATAAAAGAGGGAAAAGGCAATGGAAATTAAATCTTACAAAAAGAAAAATGGTGATACTGCCTACGGGTTTAGGATTTATGTAGGCAAGGAAAACGGAAAAGATAAGTATGTAAAGCGTCAAGGATTTCCAACCAAAGCAAAGGCACGGGCAGCGCTCTTGCAACTTCAAGACGATTTAGAGAACGGGGAACAATCAAAAAAAGATATCACGGTTGAAGAGGTTTCAAAGAAGTGGCTCAAAGAGTATGCTGATACTGTTCAGGATAGTACTTACATCAAGACTGAAAGAAATA